GGTACCATGCCCACATCCCCCTCTGCCAAGAACGTCTATAGCAGTACTGGTAAGGACCTAGAAAATGGCTGACAAAAATACCTGGCGCACTGTGTGCTTGGACGCAGGTGATGAAAGCGGTGACGTAATCATCGAGCTGCCAGTGGAGCTTCTAGACAAGCTGGGCTGGTCTGTGGGCGATCAACTGGTCGTCGAAAAGACTGACGACCTGCTCCTCCTCAAACTCAAGCCAAGGACTTCCCTGACTGTTCAGACGGATCCCTGA